GCTAGGTATTCGTCGTAAGGTGATTTGGTATGGTTAGAGTAGACAATATGTTTTCTTTGAATGCTTTGTCTGCGATGTTTGTACTCGTGTACAACGGCATCAAATATTTGTACTAGTAAATCACTTACTTGTTTTTGATCCCATATAAGTTCTTTATCAAAGTTGTGATGTACAATAACTTCTATAGGAGTTTCGTTATTTTGATCATCTTCTGCATCGTAGTATGCATTTACATAAAATTCAATAGTGTCAAGTTTTCGATCACGATCGGATTTTATTTTAAGATCAAAGTCTCTTTCTCGAAACTCTCTGCGTAACATTGTTAGTAGGTTTTGAAAACTTACACCGTGTTTGCTGTTATTTCTAACTTTAGTGCAAACTTGGCAAACAGTTTCCATTATACTATTCATGTTACATCCTATAAGTTACACGGCCCTTAGTTAGATCATATGGACTAACTTCAATCTTTACATTATCCCCAAGGATAATTCTAATCTTATGTTGCTTTAATTTACCACCCATGTAACACAATAACGGGTTAGGCATATTTTCTACTTTAACCCTAAACATGTTTCCCGGTAGTACTTCTTCAACTGCACCGACTAATTCAATGATATCGTCTTTTGCCATTATTCTTTACTAATGACAATAGCGCCATCTTCTAATTTAACTGTCAAAGTATCTCCTTCTTTCCATCCATTCCGTTCTAAAATTTCTGGAGGAATAGTCATCATGATATTATCCGGATCCCCGTCTATTTCATGAAATATTTCTTCTGCTAAAAATGTCATTTTTTCCATGCAAGTATTTACCCTGTTATTCATCATCACTATAGGGAACTGGTCTCCACCCTAATCGGTTTAAGTCCAATTCTATTTCCTCAGTCACAGTGCCTTCAGGCACATAGTCACGCCCATCAGAGACATCTGGTATAGTACCGTCTAAGCCGTTGCCCAATTCTTCATTGCCAATACCGCTACAGTACCAATCAATGTAGTCACCTTGTTCACGCATGTCGGCTATTATACCCCCAGCATGCCTCCAAGAGCAACCCCAGTTTTCTTCTTTCATTTCTGGCCATAGATCTCGTTTGCGCCATTCCATGTTACACATTGCGGCGTACAAGTTTTGAGCATAATTGTCACTGGCTTTGACCTTGTCGCACATTTCTTTTGAACTACGGAGATCATACTCCATGTTGTTCTTTTGCCACGCTGGATCTTTTAGATTTTCTTCATCTTGTTCACGCCAAGTCTTGTACATGGCAACATAGTTAGGATTAGGTTCTTTGCCCTCTTCCTCACAGTTTTTGATATAACCTTCTTTTTGAAAGGTATGACGTTCAGGGCTTGATGCTACTTTTTTCATATTTTATTTGTGGAATGAACCTTGAAAGCAGTGACGCATTTCATGACCAATGATCCAGTAGTCGACTACTTTTGGAGTATAGATAACGCAACTGTTTCCAGTAATGCCGGTATCCCAAAATGTACAAGCCTCCATAGGAATACCAAATCCACCAAATCCTCTGCGCCTACTTTGTTCTTCGCAAGTTTTTTTGATGTTGTCTACTGGAATCCAAGTTATAGTAGTTTTATTTGTAGTGTTATTATCTGCACTAAATTTATCAAGCGGGTTCTCCGCCCATACGTTAGTAACTGCTAACATTAATACAACTGCTATTGCCTTTTTCATTTGAGCCTCTGTGTGTAGTTAATCTGGTGCAGACGGTAGGATTTGCACCTACAAAGTCGCTCTAAGAGCTAGACCTGGGCCCTCCGTTCGGCTGGGGGTCAGCTTACTAGGAGGAGGTATACTATATTCCACTCACGTCTGCATTTGTATTATATACTTATTTGTAAATAATGTCAATGAGCTTTTCTACCATACCTTTCCAAAATATCGTACGCTTCGGGCAACGCACAATGCTAGCCAAACCGTTATTTTCTACTAGTTGGATTTTGGGTAGATTCTGTAATTATAAATGTAGTTACTGCTGGCCAAATGCCCGTAGTGACGTTTTGGATCACCAACCACTTGAAGTATATAAATCTACTGTAGACGAGATTAAGCGTCAAGCACGAGCTAATGGGTTTAACCAGTTCCATTGGTCGTTCAGTGGCGGTGAACCTACTGCGTATAAACACTTATTAGATTTGATCAAACATCTCGATGATGGCACTCAAACTCCTTACCAAAGCGTACACATGACTACTAATCTAAGCCCAGGAAGCAAGTGGTGGAATACTTGGTGTGCAAATACAAGCCTACTACAACGTAGAAGTATTACAGCATCCTTTCACGACGAGTTTGCCAAGGAACAAGAATTTGGAGATAAGTGTTTACAGTTACAATACGAGCAGGTACATGTAACAGTTAATCAAGTCATGGTTCCAGAAAAATTTTATGAAACACTAGATCGTTGCGAAAGATTGCGCACTCGTGGAATCAACGTAACACTAAAGCCGCAAAGCGATCCAACTGCTAGCCATGTGGTTAGTGGGTACACAGAAGATATGATTACTATAATGCAAAATGATTTCCAGCAACAAACTAATGGCGAAGACACTTACCAAATAGCATTATACGATTCAAACAATACAGAATACCTGTTTGACCAAGCAGAACGATTTAATGCATTTGGATTTAATAAATTTAAAGACTGGTCTTGCAATAGCGGATATCAAAGTGTTATAATTAGAGGTAATGAGGTCAAGCGAAGTTATAGTTGTCATGACCAACCGTTAGGCACACTTGAAAAGTTTGAGTTGTTTAAAAACCCCACGGTGTGTGTTACACCTAGCTGTGTAAGTAGTGCAGATAGCAAAATACCAAAGATTAAAAATGTTTGAAGACCTTGTAACCAGATTAGATAGTAATCAATTTTTACCTGCCGAGTATGTTGACTCCTCTCAATTTGCATCTTCAGATAACGAAGAAACATTTAAAAAAAGTTTAGAAACACAATCTAAAAATTGGAGATATCGAGAGAAAGAAGTTACCTATACTGTAAACACAGATGGATATAGGACCTTAGAGTTTGATAGAATTAACTGGGGTGAGTCTGTTGTAATATTTGGATGTTCTATTGTGTTTGGAGTAGGATTAGACGACAGTGAAACAATTTCTTCTTGTCTAAGTAGAATAATAAATCGCCCTGTAATTAACATGGGCGTGTCTAGTTCCTCTCCTACGTTTGCAACTCACAATGCAATAATATTAAAACAATGTTATCCTACACCTAAGGCAGTAGTAAATATTTGGTCGTCAATTGATAGGACTACATATTATCATAACGATCATGTTCAACATGCGGTAGTGGATTCAAATAAACATAGTTATTTTCACCAGTGGAACAGAGTTAAAAGTAATCCTATTGTGAACAGTTTGTTTTTACAACGTATGAACAAAATCATGTGGAAAGATATCCCGTACTTTGAAGCTTCATTTTTTGAACATAGTGCTAATTGTTTTAAATGTGAGCATGTACATGCTGTAGACTGTGGTAGAGATCTAATGCACCCTGGGCATAGGAGTGCAGAAATATTAGCAAAGACAATTGCCGAGAATTTAAAGTTATGAATATAGATACAGAACACCTACACTATTGGATGAATGCCATTCGTCAAAGCCCAGACCCCATGCGTACTATGGATGCATTTTGGCAAGGTCAAATGAAAAGTAAAGAATGGTTGATTGACTGTTTAGATGAGCATGTACATCAAAGTGTCAGAATAGATATACACGGCGGGTGGGTAGGTGTATTAGCTAGCATGATATTTCAAAGCAATATCCCAACACATTATATTTGTAGTGTTGATATTGATCCAACGTGTGAACCCACTGCTACAATGATGAATAAGATAGAAGAACAGCACGGTAGGTTTAGAGCTATCACCGCAGATATGTGTACTGTTCCTGTATCTGGCGATGTTATTATTAATACAAGCTGTGAGCATATTACACAAGAGCAATATGAAACTTGGTTAGCTAGATTGCCTAAGGATTGCATTGTTGTACTTCAAAGCAATAACTATGCTATCCCCGAACACGTTAGAATTGCAAAGAGCCTTGATGAATTTAGGAAACAAAGCCATTTAACAGAACTATGGTCCGGAAGTTTAAAAACACAACTTTACGATCGTTGGATGATTATTGGAACTGTGTAATGTTTAAATTTAATGAACTTAGACAAATACATCTTGAAATTACTAATAATTGTCAAGCATCTTGTCCTATGTGTAATCGTAATATCAACGGCGGGCTAGATAATCCATTAATTAAAATACACAACTGGTCTTTAGATAATTTTAAAACAATTATGAGTCCAGAAGTCTTAAGACAAGTTAGCAACTATTACTTCTGCGGAAACTTTGGAGATCCAATTTTAAATAACGATCTTATTGATATGTGTCGTTATTCTAAAGAAACAGCTCCAACTGTAAAAGTTACTGTACACACAAACGGTGGTGCTAGGAATACAGCTTGGTGGGAAGACCTTGCAAGATCATTACCTAAATATCATAGTGTGATATTTGCCCTTGACGGCTTAGCAGACACTCATCATTTATATCGCGTGGGAACACAATTTGATACTGTAATTAAAAATGCTACAGCGTTTATTAATGCTGGCGGAATTGCAGAATGGACTTTTATTAGATTTAAGCATAACGAACATCAAGTTGAAGAGGCTAGGGCATTAGCAGACAAATTAGGTTTTGTTAGATTTAATTTAAAAAATAGTTCTAGATTTATTATAGAACCAAAAGTTGATGTTCTTAGCAAGACAGGTGAAGTTATGCACTCTATAGAACCATCATCGGATGTAACTATGAAGTTCATTGATCGTAAAATAATTAAAGCCTATAAACAAATTGTTGATATGTCTACAATTAACTGTAAAGTTTTAAACGATAAAGAAGTTTATATTGACGCCTACGGTGATTTATTTCCTTGCTGTTGGTTAGCTAGTGTGCCTTATAGTT